TGATGAGCAGTAGAGTATTTTTGGGAGGATAATATATGCCATCTTTATCAATAGTTCAGGCACCAAAAATAAATATTTCTACCCCGTCTACACTAACGCCTTCTATTAGTGTAGGGACAACGTCCCCAAGTTTTTTGACACAAGGATCGACTCCGGATTTGTCTCTTAAGTCCATAACTGCTCCTACTATGAATATTTCGGGTACAGTGTCAAATGTATCAAATTTAAATTTATCTGGAATTGGACAACAAATTGGAGTTCCTACTAGCATAGGACAAGCCGCTGCCGGATTTGGAATCCCAGGCTCACTTCCTCCAGTAGGGCAAGCATTAAATACTCTAGGATTCAATGCGAGTATACCACAATTGAATTTGAGTTTAACTGGACTGCAATTCCCAAAACTTCCTGAATTTCCTGGTATAGATATGGTAGGAATAAATCTTGGTGCTGGACCAAAATTTATAGCAGAACAAATCGCAAAATATAAAACTATTGTTCCTCCATTTGTTCCTGGATTAAAAATAAATATGGGTATGGCTATGGCGGCTATATCCGTTTTGAAGGCGGCTATGTCCGCAAATCCAAGCGAACTGGTGAAACATTTATTAAACAGTATCGTTGACGATTTGAAGGGGCAAGTCGCCGGGCAGTTACAGAATGCAATAGATTCCACGGGAGTTAATAATTTACAAGGTCAATTGAACGGAGTGGTAGATAACGCGAAAGGATCGTTCGTGGACGAATTTAATAGATCAAACCCGCCACAAACAACTACGGATGAAGATGGCAACGTAATAGAAATACCGGCTCCAAAACCAGATCTATCCGGGTTTCCGGATGTTGGAAATATTGCTCCTAAAGTTGGAGAAGGTATATTAAAAACTACAAATATTGATACAAATCAGTTTAGTAGTACAGCAGGGTCTAATTTGAAAGCATTTACCTTCCCTCCAAACGGTTAATTATTAAAAATACTATATATTTATATAAAGCATCATATATATGAAAAAGAACGAACTAGTAGAAATTATAAGAACTCTTGTAAAAGAAGAAGTTCATAATGCTCTTCCTCAGATATTGATGGAAGTGCTCGCAGAAAAAATGACAGAGAACTCGGCAGCAATACTTGAGTCGAAAAAGCAACAAGAACAGGCTCCTGCCAGAAAGCCGAATTTTAATGTTGGGATGGAAGAATCGGTGAAAAAGCAGCCTGCTCCTGCACCGAAGATGTTTACAAAGAATCCTCTTCTCAATCAAGTTTTGAATGAAACTGTTGGCGGTGTACCATTAGAAGAAGCTTCCCCGACACCATCCGCGATTGATGTAATTAAGACATTGCCAAAAGAAGCGTTGAACGAAAATAAAGAAGTTGCCGCAGTGGCAAATGCACTTACAAGAGATTATAGCAAACTATTAAAAGCAGTAGACGCCAAGGCAAAGGCCAAGCGTCCGGCATAAAATAAATGGTAGAAGTAACACAAACATATGGCATCGTTCTTCCCATAGCACATGGGCCACAAGGATTTTTTAATCAAAGCTATAATGTTGTGGACCAAGTGAAATCTAACTTGAACGTACTGTTAAAAACCAGAAAAGGCGAACGAAGAATGAATCCTGAATTTGGTTCTGGTTTATGGAGTGTATTGTTTGAGAATTATACCGACGACATCACCCCATTAATAGAAAATACCATTAGAAAAGATATATCTCGCTGGATGAGTTATGTTAACATCAAAGATATACAAATATTGACGAGCGATGAAGAATATAAAAACAAATATCAGGTTGGTGTAAAAATATTGTTCACCGTACCAAGTGCTGGAATAAATCAGACGCAAACTTTAGAAACAACAATGAGCACCAGTAATATATGATACTTGATACTCCAAAGTCATTTCAGCCAGGAAAAAAAGATATCAAATATCTTAATAAGGATTTTAATCAATTAAAAGAATCCTTGATGGATTTTGCTAAGACATATTATCCAAACACATATAAAGATTTTAGCAGTGCTTCACCAGGTATGATGTTTATAGAAATGGCAGCATATGTCGGGGATGTGCTCTCTTACTATATAGATTACCAATTCAAGGAATCTATGTTGGTCAATTCGGAAGAAAGAAAAAATATCATAGACGCTTCCAAGTCGATGGGATACAAGGCAAAAACAACTACCCCATCCGTTACAATATTGGACGTATATCAGCTTGTTCCTGCAAAATCAAATGACGCGGGAGAGATGGTTCCCGATTTAAATTACTGTCAGATTATAAAACCTGGGATGGTAACCACCAGCGACTCGAATATATCGTTTCTTACCAATTCTCCGGTAGATTTCACAGTTGATACAAAAAATGATCCACTTGAAGTTTCTGTGTTTCAAAGAAATGCAGCTGGTCAACCAGAATTTTTTGTGTTGAAAAAGAGCGTCGATGCATTTTCTGGACAAATATTAACAAAAACCGTGTCGATATCTGACCCAGTTCCATTTTATAAAATATATCTCGATGATACTAATGTTATAGAAGTTTTGGATGTGTATGATTCCGACGGAAATCGCTGGTATGAGACAGATTATCTTGCACAAGATTTAGTTCCTATGGACTATGAGAATATTTTTAAAAATGATATCACACTGTCCGCATACAGAGATACCACTCCATTCTTGCTAAGATATCTCCGCACTTCGAAGAGGTTTGTTACTGGCGTTGATGCGGATAATACTACATTTTTGGAATTTGGTTCTGGTACAAGTGTTAAGGATGACGAATTGATTGTACCGAATGCGTTTACGGTAAACAAACCAACGACGTTCAGAGCAGAAAATATATCATACGATCCTTCCAATTTTCTATCATCGAAGGCGTTTGGTCAAGCACCTTCAAATACTACTTTGACGATACGATATGTTGTTGGCGGAGGAATAACAAGCAACGTTAATGCAAATTCCATAAAAAACATAAGTAGCGTTGAATTTTTCGGAGATTTGACTGGAATGGGTCAACTTGAATTGAATTTGACAAACCTCGTTCGCCGCTCTGTGAGAGTTAACAACCCTATACCGGCTAGCGGAGGAAAAGGTGCTGAAACAAACGATGAGATAAGAAACAACGCACTGGCTAATTTTGCCGCACAAAACAGAGCAGTTACTCAGAAAGATTATGAAGTACGAGCATACGCAATGCCATCTAAATATGGGTCTATCGCAAAGGCATATGCCGTAACGGACACGCAGCTTGATATGGCTAACATACAAGCAAAACCGTCTTCAACTCAAACCGGAAGTTTGGCACCCGGCTCGGTGAATACTGTAAATCCTGATAAAAATAATCCATTTGCAATCAATCTTTATGTATTGTGCTATGACAGTAATCAGCGTTTGATATCATCCAACGACGCTATTCGACAAAACCTAAAAAACTATCTAAATCAGTATCGTATGTTGACAGACAGCGTCAACTTACTCGATGGCTATATCATCAATATCGGTGTCGATTTTAGAATTATTGCATATAAAAATTATAATAAGCGAGAAGTGTTGGCTAACTGTCTGACACTTGTTCAGCAATATTTTGACATAAACACCATCCAGTTCTGCCAACCAATCAATTTGAGCAGACTTGAGCTGGAAATCGCAAAGATTGATGGGGTACAATCAGTAACTCAGCTAAAGGTTAATAATTTGACACTAAAAGACGGTGATTATTCCCCATACGAGTATGATATATCAAAAGCTACTGTGGATAAGGTCATATATCCTTCCATAGACCCATCTGTATTTGAGGTCCGTTTTCCAACAAAAGACATAGTAGGTAGGGTAGCATAAATATAGCCTCAATTTATTGATTGGGAGCTATATTTATAATGTAAAGAATATAGCAAATGCACTACTTTTTATATCCAACCAAAGATACCTCAATCACCAATTATCCAGCCTATATGTACAAAAATATGGGATTGGATGAACTGCTTGAAGTAGAAAAGCGAGTTTCTGGATATAGTTGTTCAAGTACCAGTACATTTCCCATTACGGAGTATTATACTAGTTCGAGTATAGAATTGTTGAATGGCCCAAAATCTGCGTCATTCGATTCGGGTTCTACCGATCCAAGAATCGTATCAAGTTCAATAAAAACCGTGTCCGGACCTACCACTATGGGTGCCGTTTTGTCACGTGCACTATTGCATTTTGATTTGTCAACGATTTCACAATCTATCGCAAATGGGCAAATAAATAGTCCAAAGTTTTTTCTAAATCTGAAAATATGCGAATCTCAAGAAATCCCCGTGAGATATGCTTTGGCTGCATATCCAATATCACAATCTTGGGCAATGGGAACGGGATACAAAAATGATGGATATTCATATTCCGATGGCGCGAATTGGAAATTTTATGATGCGGACCAAAAATTCAAATGGTGGAATACCGGTTCACTCACTGATTGTAGTGGGGGAGGAGTATGGTGGATAAATAGTTCTTCTATAGCATCAGGTTCTGGATATGCAGAATC